GCTGTCTGTCACGCCAAGCCGTCGGCACTCCGCTGCCGTCAGCGACGAGTTCAGCCGCATCTCCACCTCTTTCACGTTCACGAAACTCTCCTTCGTGTCGCTCATGTAGATAAGGTCGTTGTCTCCGCCGTTGTTCACCATTCCGTTGTCGCTGTATATCTTCACCTCAAATGCCTCCACCATGATACTGCTAACATGTGCCAACAACGGTATTGCCGTGCTGGTCCATTTCGTATGACGGAACCATGTCCGGTGCCGTCGTGTCACCACATCCCACAACGTATTGACCGGGCCTAGTATCATGAAGCGCACCTGTCCGCTCACGCCGTCCGCCTTCCTCACAGGGATGGCTATGCCTTCTGCGTCGATGCCAAGTCTATAACTCACATTGTTTTGCAAGTCAAACTTAGAACCTACTATTTTGTCGCCGATCTTCGGATCAAAGCCAATCGTGAAGCATTGCTGGTAGTACTCGTCCTCGTCCGCACACTGCTCCAGCGTCTTGTATTTGCGCCACTCGAAGTCCGCAACCTGACCCTGCGTGCCCTTCTCCACCACACACTTGTCACCGACAATCAGCATGCACGCCAACACAGCCACCTTCGACACGTGGTCCTCGCCGTCACCGATGGCGCTGTACTTGAATTCACAGAGCTGCGGTCCACCGTCGGTAAAGGGAACCAGGCCGTGTGTAGTCGCCTGGTCCCATATCGGCTCATCCCCAGGCTGCACGGCCTTCCACCACCGCTGCGTGTAGTAGCGTCCGTCACCGTTATTGCGGCTTGGAACCGTCGCACCCTTCCATTGGTTAATGCCGTCGTAAATCGGACTGTGAATGCTCCCCGGAGACGGCTTGTAGGTACGAATCGCCTCATACGTGTCGGTCAGCCCCATTACGGGATTCAGGACCAGGCTTCCGCTCAGAACGATATAATTTGTCGTCTCCTCGTCGGAAGGGGAAAACACGCCGCCGCTCAGCTGCCCGCTATAGACCGCCATCGGCATGCCAGCCTTTAGCGAGGCTGCGTTAGGGTAAGAGCGTTCCTCCCCATCTTCGCAGTTGCCATTGACGCTTACCACCAGATAGTTCGTCATGGCGATTTTCGCAGTTGGCGAGTTGTCTTTGCCATCCGTCTTCCGCTCTTCCTTGCCAAAGGAGAGCAGGGCGGCACCAGGAGCCTTCGCCAGTGCGTTGGGCAAGTCCTGTTGGTTGCGTCCGTCGCTGCAATACGCTGCCCACAGATCAGCGACACCGCCTTTGCCACCTGGAAAGACCCATCCGCTGTTCTGCTTCACCTGCACATACCAATCAGTCACGCAGCCACCTGCATACGTCGTGGACCGGTCGTGCGTCATCGCATCAAACGCCTCGATGGCCGACTTGCCGGAACCGTCACTGCTATACTCCGTCATATACTTCTGCCTGTTACTGTACGGACTAGACAACAGGTCTTCGTCAAGCGGACTCTCTATCAGGCGCTCCATACGCTCCACACGGCATGTTAGCATGATTTTGTTGTACACCTCCCCTACGCTTATCGTCGTATCCGTGTCTGTCACCAAACCAGTCACGATGTCCGTTGTCTGCCGGGCCGTCGTCACGCTTGCGCCAGTCTGCAAATCTCGCCAGTAGATGCGTTCGTCGCCCTTCACGCTCTCCCAGGAGAACAGATAAAACGCGAACCCATCCTGCACGATGTGGAGGTTCAGGTACTTCAGTATCTCCTCCAACACCTCGTCCTGCTGCCACACGTCGTCCTCCTCACTGCCCAGAAATAGCAGCTCGTTCACCGACAATTGGTTGAATATAGCATAGCGGTTGGCCGTGGTATCGTCCACCGCCTTGCTCCCGTCGTACAGGTAGAGCGTAGCATGGTTGCCAACAATGTCAAGTCCAGCCGCCACGCCGCCCACTATCTCTTTCAGCAGCGCGAGAAACGTGCGTTGTTCCGCTGACGCCTTCACCACATTGTACAACACGCCAAGCGAGCCCACGTCACGGTATCTGGCGTAACGCAGGGCAGTCAGCGCATCGATGCAGCTCAGCTCGATCTCGTCATATTCCTCATTGTACCCTTGCGAATAGCTCTGCGGCTCGACGTATCCTGCGAAGAGGCATTTCCCCTCCCGGTAGATATTCACTACGGCATCACGGCAGGAGGCACAGAAGAGCTCGGGCATGAAGTTCCTTACCAGCAGCCTTACCGTCGCCTGCTGGCAGAGCAAATGGTCAAACGTGTCGTTCACCTGGCTTGTCAGCTCTACTGGATCGTCAGTGAACGATAGCTCCCCGTTTTTCTCGCCGATAATGGTTTCCTTTGACTTGTCGGCTCGCGTCAGGATATGCACCTCGATGCGCTCCTCCTGCTCATTATAGAAATGTCCGTGCAGATACATGTCCCTATATTTTGATATTCGTTCCTTTTCTATTGATTCGGGTCTCGTTGGCAAGCACTGCCACGAGGTCCCTGCCTTTCACCCTGAGCTCATATATGCCACCACTGCCACTACCGTCGTTGCCTATCAGCGACTTCAATTTGTTCAGTGGCGCGATCACCTCCGGATTACTTTTCGCTCCGGCGTACTCGCCCATCAGTGCCAGGGTCGGTCCATACACAATACCACCATTGGCGAATGGCGTCACGGCCACCGAGGCCACCAGACCCTGCATCATACTGATGAAGCCAGCCGCGATGCCCGCTCCGGCAAACGGGATATAGGCGTGCGCCGCCATGAACTTTGACGCGGCCAGCTCACGGAACGCCATGGCCTCTGCTTTTACAGCAGCTATCGTCGCCATCGAAGCGACTACTTCCTCCGCTCCTGCCGAGACCTTTGCCGTTGCCGCAGAGGCGGCGGTAGCACCGCTTGCCGCCACCACGGTGTTGGAGGTCGTGGTCACGGCGGTCAGTGCTTGGATGATTGAGACGACACCCTTGATGCCATCATAAATCTGAAGCGCCGCATCGACAACCCCGGTGATCGTGAGCCAGGCGTCACGGTTGCCGCGCAAAGCGTCGGTGAGCGCCGTGACGCCACCGCCAACTCCCTTCATCGTCTGCCACGAATCGGCCAGCGTGATGTTGCTCTTGCGGATGCGCCGTTCGTACTCCTCGTAGGTGCCAATGAGCTTCGCTATGGCAGCACGTTGTGCCTCGTCGATGGGATTCTGGGCATCAGAGAGCATGTCCCGCAACTCTTTAACTCTCTTCTTAACACCGTCAATCCCGATTGCTTTCAGCTCCAGCGTCAACGGCTTCCCCTCCATGGCGTCGAGTTTCGACACTTCCTGTTCCATTTCGGGAATGCGGGTCAGCCGTTTCAAGGCTTCGCGCTTCTTCTCCAACTCCAGCACCGTGCGCTGGATGCCGTCTATCTCCGATGCGCTGGCTTTTTTCTGCTTTGCCTGATAATAACTGACGGCATCGTCCAGTGACTCCATGGTGTTCAGGCGCGAGATATCCTCGGGTGCCTTCAGTTCATCAAGTGTCTCATCCCACTTTTTCTTCAGTTCGTCCAAGGCGTTGATCTGTTTCTGGATCTCCACGCGCTCCGTCGCAGTGGCGGTTTTCAGCAGGTCGGCATAATGCTGCAACTCGCCTTCGAGTTGTCGATAGGTCTGGATCTTCTCAATAGGGATGCTGACGTGGGTGTTGAGCTCAAACGCATTCTTCAACTCTTCAAGAGCGTCAATCTGCTTCTGAATCTCCACGCGCTCCGTTGCGGTGGCAGTCTTCAACAGACTGGCATAATACTGCAGCTCGCCTTCGAGTTGCTGGTAGGTCTGTATCTTCTCGATAGGAATACCGACGTGTGCATTGCGTTCAAACGCCGTTTTAAGGTCGTTCAAACGCTGTATCTCCATACCAATCGCCGCAAGCTCACTGGCAGACGCTCTCTCACGGAGCCCCTGCTGGTAGGACAACTCTGCGTCAATGTCCTTCAAGGTTCTCAGCTCACTGGGGCGGCTGGCCGCCTCCTGCAAGTGCGTGATGACATCCTGCTGCTTTCGAAGGGCAGTGATTTTCCTTGAATATAGCGCAATGGCCGCGGCGTCTGTTCCATTAGCGGTTTCCAGCTTGTTCTGGTAATACTGTATGTTGTTACCAATCTCTTTGTAACTCCGAGCGTTGGCAATGAGGTTTTTGCCGCTGAATCTATCCTTGGCCCCCGTCTTGCCATCGCCGCTTCCACAATCAGTAGCCGGGGCGTTCAGTTTCTTGTTCCTGGCCAAGGCTGTCTTTGCATTCTTGGTCTTGGCCTTGGTATTCGCATCCGTAGCCTTGGTATTCGCATTCAGATCTGCCGTCTCTTGAGCGACACCATTATCCTTGATGCCAAAAAATGTCTTCACCCACTCCCAGGCCTTCTTGATTACCTCGCTTGCCTTCTCAAATGCCTTGACGAGATAGTCCCACACAGCACCGGCCAATTTCTTCACTGTGGACCAGAGTGCGTCGCAGTGCTTCCGGAAGCGCTCATTGTTTTTGTATGCGGCCACCAGCATGCCCACCAGCGC